GAAAAACAACTTCTAACTGAATAAATTATTGGAGGGGAAACCCTCCTATTTTTATAAATAAAAGAAAACTAAGTAGTAAAATGTCTGGAATTAGAGATTTAGTTGAATCGTATTATAATGCTGTGTATCTAGAAGAAAAACCAAGAATTCCTATTAATAGTTTAAATAAACCAAGCACCAACACAACACGACCAGGCGCTGTAGGATATAGAAAACCAATTGGTTCTTTACCTTCAAGTGCAAGACAGCCAACTCAGTATCCTGACGGAGTTCCAACTGGAGTTGGTGGTGGAAATGCTGGTGCTTCTACTAGATCTAATCGCCCTGCTCCAGTTGTTCGCCCTCTTCCAGCAGGCGCCCCAGATTTGAAGTTAAAAGTTATTTCTCCCGCAGGTGCTAAAGTTGCTCCAAGTGCTGCACCTGCTGCAAAACCTGCAGGATCTGCAATGGATCAGTGGAGAGCTGCAAATCCAAAACTTGCTGCTGCCGCTGATGAAAGAGATCGCACAAGAGGAACCAGTGCAACAACTAATCCATTGATGAAAAAAACATTTGGTGCAGATTATGTGAGTAAAATGCCAGCACCAAAAACTCCTTCACCAACAACATCATCAACTGCTTTTTCTTCATCAACTCCAGCGTTAGGATCTTCTACTCCAGCAATGCAATCAGCAGGGGCAGAAGCTGCATCTAAACCAGTAACAAATCAAACTAAAACTGCATTTAGTAATCCATCCTTACTAAGTCAGACAACAGCAGCAGAAAAACCAGACAAAAAAAAGAATGGAAATTAAGGGAGATAAACTTCAGGAAGAACTGAGAGGAGATGGTGGAGATGGAACATGAATCTTCAAGAGTTTGTAGATAAAAAACTTACTTTTAAATATCATCAAGATCTGAATCCAAAATTTTGGGTTTCAAATAAACTCAAGTCTGAGGTTAAGGTTAGGCTAATTCGTATTGGGCAAGAATGGGCTAAGTTTGCCAACATTCCCAATAGTGCAATCAAGGATATGATCTTTGTGGGTGGGAATGCAAATTACAACTACACTGAGTTTTCTGATATTGATTTGCATCTAGTTATAGACAAAGATGCACTTCCAGATTGCCCAGATCTTTTAGATGATTACTTAAAGGATAAAAAACAGTTGTGGGCTTTGACTCATAACATCACAATCTATGGGCATGATGTAGAATTATATGCCGAAGAGGAGGGAACTCCTCGCCCATCAAATCAGGGTGTCTATTCTGTAAAGAAAGATAAGTGGTTAGTGGTTCCTCAGAGACTCAATAAAGAGATTGATAGAGACTTGCTAAAATCCAAAACCCGTGATATGATGAGGAAAATCGATTTCCTTATTTCTAATAAGTCTGATGATGTTTCTGAGTTTAAAAAACTTAAAGAGAAACTTCGTAATATGCGATCCGCTGCAATTCGCAAAGGTGGAGAGTTCTCAATTGAGAACCTAGTATTTAAAGAACTTAGAAATAATGGATATCTTAAAAAACTATCTGACTACACAACATCAATTCAAGATAAGAGTTTATCATTAGAAAATTATGACTATCAAAATCCTATTATTAAAATCAGGTGAGGAGATTATTTCCAACATTCAGGAAGCATATTCTGCAGAAGATGGAGATGAAAAATTTATTGGATATCAACTAGAAGATCCATACAGAGTCATCGTAGAAAAATATGAAGTTGTTGATACTGATGATGTGGATGGTGTAAGTAGAGCAAAAATTAAATTTTTGCCTTGGTTGACTTTATCAAAAAGTAAAAAAATTCTAATACCTCAAGATTGGATTGTAACATTTTATGATGCTCTAGAGACAGTAGAGGAATCATATTTAAATCGTTTAGGAGAAACAAAGGATGGAGAAATCAAGCTTAGTGAAGTGTTTGTTGTTGAAGAACCAGAAATGGTTAGTGACTCAGATTGAAGAGGTTGAAGTTGAGTATGAACTCAACATGCCAAATTGCAAACTAACAAAACCTTATCTTATTGATGATGAAGGTAATCTTACACCTTGGTGCAAGTTTACAAATGATGACGAAATGATGATCTTTTCGGATTATATTGTTACAATAGTAGATCCAAAAGGAACTATTCTAGATGAATATTTGAAAATTACGGAGTAAACTTTGCGCTTTTACACTAACGTTCAACTTGTCGGGGATGAATTTCTCGTTCGTGGATATGAAGATGGAGAACACTTCATTGATCGTGAGAAATTTTCTCCGACTCTTTTTGTGCCTTCTAAAAATAAAACAAACTACAGAACTCTGGATGGAATCTATGTAGATCCGATCAAACCTGGAACGGTTAGGGATTGTCGTGAGTTTTATAAAAAGTATGAGAATGTAGAAAACTTCTCAATCTATGGTAACAATCGGTATGTCTATCAGTATATTTCTGACAAATATCCCGAGGATGAGATTAAGTTTGATATCAAAAAAATTAAACTTGTTACAATTGATATTGAGGTTGCTTCTGAAAATGGATTCCCAAAAGTAGAAGAATGTGCAGAGGAGATGCTTACAATCACTCTGCAAGATTATTCAACTAAAGATATTATCACTTGGGGAGTTAAACCTTTTAATAACAAACAGGAAAATGTTACTTACATTCACTGTGCAGGAGAGGAAGAACTTCTTCGTAAGTTTTTGTATTATTGGGAGAGTAATACTCCAGAAGTGATTACTGGATGGAACTGTTCTTTTTATGACATCCCATATCTTGCAGGTAGATTAAACCGTGTTCTTGGATCTAGGTATGAAAAGTCCCTTTCCCCCTGGAAACTTGTAACTAAGGAAGAGATTACTATTGCTGGTAGAACTCATACTGTTTATGATATCGCTGGAATTACCATTCTAGATTATCTCGATCTTTACAAGAGGTTCACATATACAAACCGAGAATCTTATAAACTTGATTACATCGGTGAAGTTGAACTTGGACAGAGAAAACTCGATCACTCTGAGTTTGAAACCTTCAAGGATTTCTATACAAATGATTGGCAAAAGTTTGTTGAATATAATATTCAAGACGTGCAAATCGTTGACATGTTGGAGGATAAAATGAAGTTGGTTGAACTTGCCATCACGATGGCTTTTGACGCCAAAGTAAACTTTACTGATGTGTTCTATCAGGTTCGGATGTGGGATACAATTATCTACAACTACCTGAAGAAACAGAACATTGTTATTCCTCCCAAAGAGAATTCTAAGAAGGATGAGAAGTATGCAGGTGCTTATGTAAAAGAACCTGTTCCTGGTAAGTATGATTGGGTGGTGAACTTTGACTTGAACTCACTGTATCCTCACCTCATTATGCAATATTCAATTTCACCAGAAACACTTGTGGAAAAGCACGAACTTAATAATCGTATTGCAGAATTGGAAAAAATGTTGTAGAATATCCTCATCTTATAAATAATAATGTGTGGATATAAACAACAAATGCAACCAAAATTTAACATAACTAAAGAACAACTGAACCAACTTTATATCGTTGAAAATAAAAGTCGTAAAGAATGTGCTGAATTTTTTGGTTGTTCTGATCCACTGATTAAACAGAAAATACGAAAGTATGGACTCCAAAAACCTAAACATTTGGAGAATAAAAATAAAGAGAGAAAGGAAACTCTTTATTGTGAAAATTGCAGTTCTCCATTTATCGTAAGTAGATTTAGGGCAATAAGTGAAAAATGGAAACTTCGTTTTTGTTCTCATTCGTGCTCTACTAAGTTTAGATATTTGGGTGAAGAACATAAGAGGGCAGTTTTGAATTCTGTTGCTGCTCGTAGAAGATGTAGAATAAGAAATGCTTTTGATGAAACTGCAAATCAACAAAAAATAAATGAGATTTATTGTGAAGCAAAACGATTAACAGAAGAAACTAATGTTCCCCACGAAGTAGACCACATAATTCCAATTTCAAAAGGAGGAAAGCATCACGAAACCAACTTGCAGATTATTACTATGAGTGAAAATCGCAAAAAGCATACTAAAATTATGGAGGTATAATCGATGTTGAATAATTCTTTGTTTATGTCCAATAAAGATGATTGGGAAACTCCAAAAGATTTGTATGCAAAATTGAATATTGAATTCAATTTTAATCTTGATCCTTGTTGCACAAAAGAAACTGCTAAATGTAGTTCTTTCTATACAATAGAAGATGATGGATTATCTAAAGATTGGGAAGGTAATGTCTTTATGAATCCCCCTTATGGTAGACAAATAGTAAATTGGATCAAGAAAGCAAAAGAAGAATCTGATAAAGGTGCTACTGTTGTTTGTCTTGTGCCAGCAAGAACTGATACAAAATGGTGGCACACTTATTGTATGAAATCTACAGAAATACGATTATTGACAAGAAGATTGACATTTGAGGGTGCTAATAACAAAGCAACATTTCCTGCTGCTATTGTTGTGTTTAGGCAGGGAGAAAATAATCCAACACTAAAAGCACAATTAATATAAAAATATTTGAGGTAATATTATGTGGAAAGATGTCCGTAAAATGACCCGTGAGGAAATTGCAGAAGAACTTGAGGCACTTAAGAAGGTAAGAGAACTTTCTAATAATGCAAATGTAGATAAACTTCTCACACAAGAGTTAGATTTGGAACCTTTACAAAAGGTAAATCTTACTATGACTGCTAATGGAGCACTCTATCATAGAGTAAAAGGTATGCTTCCTGAACTGATGGGTAAGATCTATGATGAACGAACCATCTATAAGAAGAAGATGATTACTGCAAAACAACAATATGAAAAGACTCCAACAAAAGAGTTGGAGAAAGAGATTGCTCGTTGCAACAATATTCAGTTGGCTCGCAAGATTCAATTAAATTCTGCTTATGGTGCAATTGGAAATCAATACTTCCGTTACTATAAACTTGCAAATGCTGAGGCAATTACCTTGTCTGGGCAGGTATCAATCCGTTGGATTGAAAATAAGATGAACGATTATTTGAATAAGATTCTTAAGACGCAGGATGTTGATTATGTTATTGCTTCTGATACTGATTCTATCTATCTTAATCTGGGCCCTTTGGTTGAAAGTGTATACAAGGGAAGAGAGAAAGTTGATGATAAAGTTGTCTCGTTCCTTGATAAACTGTGTAATGTGGAACTTGAACCTTATATTGAAAGTTGCTACCAAGAACTGGCGGAATATGTAAATGCATATCGACAGAAGATGCAGATGAAACGAGAGAACATTGCAAATCGTGGAATTTGGACAGCTAAGAAAAGATACATTCTGAATGTTTGGGATAGTGAAGGTGTTTGTTATGCAGAACCCAAACTCAAAATGATGGGTATTGAAGCAATCAAAACTTCAACTCCTGCTCCTTGTCGTAAAAAGATTAAGGAAGCACTTAATCTAATGATGAGTGGATCTGAAGATGATGTCATTAACTTCATTGACAAGTTCAGATCAGAATTCAAGAAACTTCCTCCAGAAGAAGTATCATTTCCTCGATCAGTAAATGATATTGCAAAGTGGAAATCATCTGCAACTTTGTATTTGAAAGGCACTCCAATTCATGTTCGTGGTGCAATTCTCTTCAATCATTATATTAAAGAGAAGAAGTTAACTGGTAAATATGCATCTATCAGCAATGGAGAAAAAATTAAGTTCTGTTATCTCAAAAAACCAAATCCAATTCAACAAAATGTAATTTCTTTCATTCAAGATTTTCCTAGAGAACTTAATATTGCAACTTATGTGGATTATGACTTACAATTTGAGAAGTCATTTCTAGAACCAGTCAAATCAATTCTAGACTGTATTGGTTGGAAGTCTGAGAAACGAGGAACTTTGGAGGATTTCTTTTCGTAATTAGTTTGCAAAACCACTCAAGAAGTGGTATGATCATAGTCTATATTGGGAGATTTACTGATGGATTTTTTAAAGGATATTGTAAAAGAGATTGGAGGTGAGTATACTCAACTCGCTTCAGATATTGATGAGACTGAGACTTATGTTGACACGGGTTCTTACATCTTTAATGCACTGGTTTCAGGCAGTATATTTGGTGGTGTATCTGGCAATAAAATTACTGCTATTGCTGGAGAGTCTTCTACTGGAAAGACTTTCTTCTCTCTCGCTGTGGTTAAGAATTTTCTTGATAATAACCCCAATGGTTATTGTCTCTATTTTGATACTGAGGCTGCCATTACAAAATCCCTCCTGGAGTCAAGAGGCATCGACACAACTCGTCTCGTCGTGGTTAATGTTGTCACCGTAGAAGAGTTTCGTGGAAAGGCACTTAAAGCAGTGGATCTTTACATGAAGAAACCTGAAGGTGAACGCAACCCTTGCATGTTTGTTTTGGATTCTCTGGGTATGCTTTCCACCAGTAAAGAGATCAATGATGCTCTGAATGACAAAGAAGTTCGTGATATGACTAAATCACAACTGATCAAGGGTGCATTCCGAATGCTTACTTTGAAACTGGGGCAAGCAAATATTCCTATGATTGTGACGAATCATGTATATCAAGTTATTGGTTCTTATGTTCCAATGCAAGAAATGGGTGGAGGTAATGGACTCAAATACGCTGCTTCCACTATTATTAGCCTTGGAAAGAAAAAAGAAAAGGATGGAACGGAAGTAGTTGGAAATATTATCAAGGCAAAGAGTATTAAGTCTCGTTTAAGTAAAGAAAATCAAGAAGTTGAAGTTCGACTTTACTACGATGAAAGGGGGCTTGATCGATATTATGGGCTTCTTGAACTTGGTGAGTCTGGTGGTATGTGGAAGAATGTCGCTGGTAGATATGAGATTAATGGTAAGAAAATCTATGGTAAAGAAATTTTGAAGAACCCCGAAGAATACTTCACTGATGATATAATGTCACAACTAGAAGAAATCGCACGATCTAAATTCTCTTATGGAACGAATTGAAACTACAATCCTATCGAATCTAATTTACAACGAGAAGTATTGTAGAAAAGTTCTTCCATTTCTAAAACCAGAATATTTCAATGACAAAAAAGAACGGGTGATCTTTGATGAGATTGCCAAGTTTGTTGTGAAGTATGGAAACATGCCAACAAAGGAAGTTGTTACTATTGAACTGGACAATCGTAATGATCTTTCTGACTCTGATCTGAAAGACTCGAATCAGATTGTGACTTCTCTTGAAGATAATGAATCGAACTATGAGTGGTTGGTAAATACCACTGAGAAGTGGTGTCGTGATCGTGCCATTTACTTGGCACTTATGGAATCAGTTCAACTCGTAGATGATAAAGATAATAAAAAGAACCGTGATGCGATTCCAAGTATTCTAAGTGAAGCACTTGGAGTTAGTTTTGATCATCACATCGGGCATGATTATATTGAAGACTACAAAGAACGTTATGACTTTTATCACAGAACAGAAGAAAAAATTCCCTTTGATCTTGAATTTTTCAACAAAATCACAAAAGGTGGGCTCCCTAACAAAACTCTTAATATCGCTCTTGCTGGTTGTGTTCATCCAGAAACCAAAGTTAGAATTAGATTTAGGAAGTTAAAATGATAAATAATTAGAAAGTAGATAATGACTAAAGCAACGGAACTAGCACAATTTGGTGGACTTGTAGATGTTACAGGCACTGGAAATGCTACGAAGGTTGGCATTGGAACCACTATAGACATTACTGGTGGTGCTTATATTTCTGGAAATGTCGGCATAGGAATCACAAATCCACAAAATCCTCTTCACATCAGTGGAACTCAAGGAACACTTTTAAGACTTGATGGTGGTTCTGGGGGAACTGGAACAAGAGATATTTTCAT